ACCAACAGTAACTGATACATGGTTGAGTGCATCAGGACTGAAGAGTAACGGTTCACCTTACATGGGTCGTGAAGCACAACGCAACATGGTCGTCAAAGCCCTGAGAGAAGTGATCGACACTAATACTGCGATCCGTGATGAAGATAACGAGTTAAACTTGATCGCTACACCAAACTATGCTGAAGTACAGCCTAACATGATTGTACTCAACAATGACAGAGGTAATACAGGGTTCATCATTGGTGATACTCCGATGAGACTTCCACCTGATGCAACAGCAATCGCTGCATGGGCAAACAATGATGCGAACGCAGATGCGACCGGTGAACTAGGTCTTGTCAGTCGTGACTCTTATATGGGTCTATTCTACCCATCAGGTATCACTTCGGACTTGAGCGGTAATCTCGTTGCAGTTCCCCCATCACACATGATGATCAGAACTATTCTGCGTAACGACACTGTTGCTTTCCCTTGGTTCGCACCGGCGGGAACTCGTCGCGGTATCATCGACAACGCAACGAACATCGGTTACATCAACCCAGTAACTGGCGAATTCCAATCATTCAAGACCAATATCGGTCTACGTGACGTACTCTACACTAATGAAATCAACCCACTAGTGTTCTTCACCGGTAACGGATTGTTGAACTACGGTAATAAGACAAGCTTTGCATCACAATCTGCGCTTGATCGTATTAACGTAGCAAGACTTGTAGCTTACATTCGTCGTCAATTGACAATCGCGGCGAGACCATTCGTATTCGAGCCTAACGATTCAATAACTCGTCAACAGATTGCTGGTGTCATACAGTCACTCTTTGTTGATCTTGTCGCGAAGCGCGGGGTGTATGACTACTTGGTCGTCTGCGATGAGTCAAACAATACCCCGGCTAGGATCGATAGAAATGAGCTTTGGGTAGACTGTGCTATCGAGCCTGTTAAGGCTGTCGAGTTCATCTACATCCCAGTTCGTATCCTGAACACCGGTGAGCTAGGCAATCAGGCTTAACTATAATTAGCGTGAGTGTCTTCCGGGACACTCACGCTAAAAGATAAATACTTATAACAGGAGAAATTAAAATGGCAACAGCCTCACAATCATTGTTCAACATGACTGTCGCGTCTGACAACGCAGGTGGCAATCAGGGCCTGTTGATGCCGAAGCTACAGTTCAGATTTAGAGTCAACTTCTTGAACTTTGGTATTGGGTCAACCGCAGGTCTTTCATTAACTAAGCAAGTAATCGACTGCGGAAGACCTAACGTTACGTTCCAGGAAATCACACTTCCTGTTTATAACTCTACATTATATCTTGCAGGTAAGCATCAGTGGCAGACACTACCAGTCAATATTCGTGACGACGCCTCGGGTAGCGTTTCGAAAGCAGTTGGTCAGCAGCTTCAGAAGCAGCTTGACTTCGTTGAGCAGGCATCTGCTGCAACTGGTCAAGACTATAAGTTCCAAACTAACATTCAGATTCTAGACGGTGGCAATGGCACTGCTGCTCCGATAGTGCTTGAAACTTGGGAACTATATGGATGCTTCGTCCAGGCTGCTAATTACGACACATTAAACTACGGCGGCAACGAAGTAGTAAAAATCTCATTAACTCTACGTTACGACAACGCAATTCAAGCTCCTCTTGGTTCTGGTGTTGGTTCACCAATCAATCGTATCGCGAGTGGCTTAACTGGTTCCGTAACAGGTATCGGTGGTACTACGTCGTAATTGATCTTAGACTAAAGGGTTCCAATGGCGGGCTTTAATCAAAACCTGTTAAGTGATATTGCTAGATTTGGTGACGTCACTCTCAGAGATTATACCCACGCGGCAAAAACGTTTCGTACCAATTCGTACCAGAACGCCCCCAAACTAAAGTTTCTCTTTCATACTTACTTTAGTATAAATCCCGTTGGATATCCCACTGATGCTAATTTTGGTTTGCTTGTTAAAGAAGTAAAACTTCCACAGTTCTCATTTAACACTGTTCAGATGAATCAGTATAATAGGAAGAGAATCATTCAAACTAAGATTAAATATGAGCCAATCGATATCGTCTTTCACGATGATAACGCCAATCAGGCAACTCAACTCTGGGAATCATACTACAGATACTATTACAATGATACAGTTAAGCCAGATACTGTGTTGCCCGGTAATGCAGGTGCACCTATAACAGGTAGTCCTAATAATTACAACAGTAGAAATATTTACGAAGGTGATCTTCAAGGGAACCTTGATTGGGGCTTCATTGGTGGACAGTCAGACAATGATGGGAAAAGGATTCCGTTCTTCAATAACATCACTGTGTTTGGATTCAATCAACACAACTTCACTGCATATACGCTCGTCAATCCGGTTATTACTAGCTTCGGACATGACACATACAATTATGCTGAAGGCAACGGTGTCATGACTAACAGAATGACCGTCGACTATGAGACTGTAGTTTATAACTATGGTAATTTAGATGGCAGAGAACCAGGTAACATAGTTGCTGGTTTTGGCGATAACGCTAACTATGACAGAGAACTAAGCCCTATCGCAAGTGCTGGATCGAACGGAGTCGTGTTAGGTCAAGGTGGGCTGATACAAGCAGCGGGTGGTGCCATCCGTAGTCTAACAAACGGAAATATTTTAGGTGCAATCGCGAATGCTAGTGCAGTTGTAAACACAGTGAATGAAGTGACTTCAGCCGCAAGAAATAATGGAGTTGCTAATACTGCATTGAATGCATTATTGCGCAGTGCTATTCAATCTACTCCATTAAACAGAAACGCTCAATTCAATATTCCGACAGCAGCATCGACGCCTAGTCTCATCGGTACAGCAGCCGCAATCACGATTGGTGCTTTATTTCGTCCTCCTACTGTTACATCTCAGTCTTCAGTCACATCAGGTGATGCCTCATATCAAAGGACTACTCCAGCTGGCGCCCCGGCTCCGACTACGGTTGGATTAGAGAACCAAGTCAATGCTCCGGTCGGTAGTCAATACGCAGGACAAAATTTGACAGTTCCTTTCGCGAGAGGTCTGGCGAGCGACACCCCCTTTAATCCCCAAAACACTTAGGGGGATAAATAATGTTATGGCAACAGCAACTAACAATCCAACGAATCAAACTGTATTCATATTTGATAGTTTCTACAACATTAATTTAGTTGTGAATGCATCAGAATATGATGTGGTATATTCTTACTTCTTTGGTGTATGTGATAACCCAAACATCGCAGGTAATTTTGCAGCAGTGCTGTTTAGAATCGCACAAGACGGCGGATATAATGTAGTCGAAATGCTTGGATTCTTGAAGGGCACTAATAACCAACTCGAGATGAGCGCGACGATGTGTTACTATCTAAACACTTTCAAGTCAAAAGCATCGCTCTATGGTATAAGTCAGATTCCTAATCCTAACCAAGCAGTGCAACGCAACGTCGTCCTATAAAATGTCTAGGTATGCGCAAGGTATATATGTTCCCAAAAACCCCCAGAAATACGCAGGTAACCACAAGCCTAGATATCGTTCAGGTTGGGAATTATCAATGATGATGTTTCTTGACAACAACGATAACATATTATATTGGGCGAGCGAGTCTATAAAAATTCCATATAAACATCCATTCACTGGAAAACATACTATCTATGTCCCGGACTTCTTTGTAGTATACAGGAACAAGCACGGTAAAACCTTAGCAGAAATAGTGGAGATTAAACCAAAGAAACAAAGTCTGATTGAGAGCAAAGTAGCGAGCGCAAGAGACAGGATGGTCGTAGCAATAAATCACGCTAAATGGGCGGCCTGTTCAGCATACTGTAAAGCACAAGGACTAACCTTTCGTGTAATCACGGAGAACGAATTGTTCAGGAACGGACGTTCATAAATAAGATCATAGTTCGTAGTAACTACCTTCGGTGATGATGGTAGACTAAATACTCTGTGATATTGGAGAATTTAGATACCTATGAAAAAATTAGAAGACCTGTTTGAACTTGCTCCGTCTGATGGGAGCAATTACCTAACTGAACCCCTACCTGAACAAACAGAAGAAGTCACAGAAACTGCATTATCTAATCTAGAAAAGATCGAAGCTGCACTCCCGCAAGTCAGAGGGCTAGAAGCTGCTGACAATGAGATGGATGAGCTTGCATTATTAGCGACCAGCAGTTACAAAGACTTGATGGATCTCGGACTACAGGTTGAAGCCCGATTTAGCTCAGAAATATTCAACAGTGCAGGGACAATGCTCGGTCATGCTATCACTGC